CTGGTTTAATTTCCCCACCAAACGATTCGAGAAGCCATGAAAACGACTGAGAAGCCCTCAGAAGGTCACCAAACGGGCACAGAAGCCCTCAATAGCCCTCAATCGGTTTTGGGTAGGGACGCAGACCTACAAATCCCGCTAATCGGCGTACAAACCCCACGAATTCACACCCCATTGAACGATTTACCCTCACGCGGGGGTGAATTGATCGACTTGGCGACCAGTTTGAAGATCGATCTCATGGAATGGCAGAAATTTGCACTTATCCACACACACAAAGTCAAGCCTGACGGCAGGTGGGCTTCACCCGTCAATACCATTGTGGTTGCACGGCAAAACGGAAAATCATTTTTGCAGCTGATAAGAATTCTTGGCGGTCTTTTCCTATGGGACGAAAATCTGCAAATCGGTTCGGCACACCGCTTGTCCACATCACTTGAACAGTTCAGGGCAATGGTTCAAATCATTGAAGGCAACGACAATTTGGCAAAACAGGTCAAGAAGATTCGCTGGCAACATGGTGGCGAGGAAATCGAAACCATGACAGGCAACAGGTTCATTGTGCGTGCAGGCGGTTCGGCTGCCCGTGGTGTTTCCCGACCTTCGACCATTCACCTGGACGAATTACGCGAAATGAATGACATTGAATCGTTTGCCAGTTTGCGGTACACCCTTATGGCTGCGGCAAATCCCATGGTCATGGCTTATACGAATGCGGGTGATTCTTCCAGCGTCGTGTTGAACCAGTTTCGTGAGCGGGCTTTGGCGAGCATTGCAGGGGTTGAAGATGACATTGGCTATTTTGAATGGTCAGCACCGACCGACGAAATCAGCGTGGAAAATGCACGGCATGCCAATCCTTCAATGGGCACGCTAATCCACGCAGACAACATCAAAAGCGTATTGAACGACCCTGCTGACGTGGTCATGACGGAAGTGTTGTGCCGCTGGGTTGTGGCGATCAATAGCGCGGTCGATTCTGCTTCATGGGGTAATTGCTTAGACAAAGCAGCTGATTTAGACATTGACAAATTGACCTGGCTGGCAATCGACCTTTCGCCCGATAGACGCCATGCCAGTTTAATCGGCGCGCAGAAAATCGGTGGCGAACAATTTGTGGTGAAGTTGCTGCACACTTGGCAAAACGATCTTCAGTTGGACGACAAGGCAATCGCCAACGACTTGGCAGATTACGCCCGAAAGTATCCAACCGAATACGTCCTTTACAGTCGAAAGACCAGCGCAGCCGTAGCCGCCCGCCTTGCACCCGCTGGCATTCCGATTTTCGACATGGACGGGGTCTATCCGCAGGCATGCGACGAAATGTTGTCGGCGATTAATAGCGGTCGTCTGCGGCATAGGGGGCAAAGCCAACTTTCGGAAGAAATATTGGCAGCCGTGCAATTGCGACGCGGTGACGGGGGTTGGGTTATCGGACGAAGGGCGTCACAGTCGGTCGTTTGCGGGGCAGTGGCAGTTGCACTTGCGACACACTTCGCGACACGCCCAGAGAATGATCTTGACATCATGGTTGGTTGATCGTATAAGCCTGACACAATTCGGGCATGGGATTTTTCGATCTATTCACGCCAAAGGTTACGGCTGCCGTTCCAGTCGAAGCCACCAACGTGGACGCAGCTGCTATCGCGCCGTACTATTCCGAAGTTGGGAATTTGTTCTTATTCGGCGGCGTGATAACGGCTTCGCGTGCCGAAGCAATGAGCGTGCCTACATGCGCGCGTGCGTTGGGAATCATTCAAACAATTGCGTCATTGCCAATGCATACACGCAACGAAGCAACAGGCGAAAAGGTTTCACAACCACGCGTTATCAATCAGCCTGACCCACGAATCCCTGGCGCAACATTTTGGTCATGGATTATTTCCGATCTTTTCTTTTTTCCCAGCGCGTACGCATTTGTTATGGATAGATACGCTGATACGGGCAAAATCCGTGCAATGGAAAGAGTTGCGCCTGAGCGCGTAACCATTCAAACCAATGGCATGGGTTATGAAATTGTTTCGTATCAAATCGACGGTGCTTATGTTGACCCAGCAAACCTAGTTGTTTTCCAGGGTACGCAAGAAGGTTTGTTAAGCCGTGCAGGTCGTACGATCAAGGCTGCGGCTGCACTTGAACGCGCTGCAATGAATTTCGCCGTTGAACCAATCCCACAAATGGTTTTGAAGTCAAATGGCACATCACTTCCAGCAGATCGAGTTTCAAAGTTGCTAAGCGCATGGCGTACGGCGCGTGCAAACAAATCAACGGCGTTTTTGAACGCTGACGTAACACTTGAAACATTGGGCTATGACCCAAAGAATTTGCAGCTGAACGAAGCCCGCAATTACGTTGCGCTTGAATTATCACGCGCTTGCGGTCTGCCTGCATACTTTACAGATTCACAACAATCGACTTTTACTTATTCAAACGCACTTGATAAGCGTCGCGACCTGGTTGATTTTGCATTCCGCAATTTCATGTCAATCATTGAACAACGTCTGTCATTTGCTGATTTCACACCAGCGGGCAACCGCGTGACGTTTGACTTAGACGATTTCCTACGCGGTAACCCTTACGAGCGCGCGCAGGTTTATGAAATCTTGAATCGAATCGGCGCAATGTCGATCGACGAAATACGCGAGGAAGAAGACATGCTGCTATGAAAAAAGTCATCACACCAATGCAAATCACGGCTGCTGATTCAAACAGTCGCACAATCTCGGGGCGCATTGTGACGTTCGAGGAAACTGGCAACGCGTCAATCGGTAAGGTTCAATTCGCTGCTGGTTCAATCGAACCAACCGCCGTTTTGCTTAACCTTGAACATGACCGTACACGCCGAATCGGCAAAACACTTTCAATTGAATCAAGCGAAAAGGGAATCGACGCGACGTTCAAGATCGCTGAGACAACCGCAGGTAATGACGCATTAGTCGAAGCGCAAGAAGGTTTGCGTGACGGGTTTAGCGTTGAAGTTTCATTTGACGAATACGAGACATTGAAGGACGGCACAGTCCGCATTCTCATGGGTGAGTTGACAGGCGTTGCGCTAACTAGCGAACCTGCAATTCGATCAGCCCGCGTCGAATCCGTAGCCGCAACAGAAGACGAACAGATTTCAGATTCAACAATTGAACCTGAAGCAACACAACCAACAAAAGGAGAAGACGAAGTGGAAGACACCGTCAAAGACGCTGCAACCGCCGAAACGGTTGAAGCCGCCCAGTCAATCACCGCAACCGCAAACGCGGTTGGTGGTTGGAAATCAACACCACGCATTGAGATCACTGCTGCTAAGTACCTGGAAAATAAGGTTCTTGCTGCAACAGGTGACGAGACTGCGCGCCAGTACGTTTTAGCAGCTGACAACACAACAGACAACGCGGGACTTGTTCCAACACGTCAATTGTCAGAAGTTATCAACGGACTATCAACAACAATCCGCCCAAGCATTGACTCGATTTCTCGCGGTGCATTGCCTGACGCTGGAATGACTTTTGAAATTCCAAAGATTACAGTTGCACCAACAGTTGCAGTTGTAGCAGAGGACGCAGCATTTTCAGAAACTGACCAAAATTCCGCGTTCTTGAGCGTGGACGTCAAAAAATTCGCGGGACAACAGAAATTTTCCGTAGAGCTTCTTACCAGAACGTCACCATTGTTCTACGACGAACTATTGCGCAACATGGTTGCTGCAATGGCGAAGGCGCAGGATAAGTACGTCAACGATCAATTAGTCGCTGGCGCAACTGCTGACGCAACTTCAATTGCAACATACCCAACAGCAGCTGAACTGCTTGGCGTTATCGCACGCGGTTCTGCAAGCGTTTATGCTGCAACTGCTGGTCTTGCAAATCCATTTGCACGCAACATTTTGGTGAACACTTCACAGTGGTCAAACCTAATGTCATTGAACGACAATGGTCGTCCAATTTACAACGAAGTGACAAACCCAATGAACCAGCCAGGTTCAGCAACACCAGGTTCACTTCGTGGACGCGTTGCAGGTCTTGATCTTTATGTCACTGCAAACACTGCTGCGACAACAGATATTGATGATTCAATCATGATTATCAACCCTGACGCATACACATGGTACGAGGGAACTTCATACCAACTTCGCGCGGAATCAACTGCTGACGGTTCAATCACCGTTGGTGTTTATTCATTCGGGGCAGTGGCAACCAAAATCGGTGCTGGCGCATTCGGCGTAAACAAGACCTGATAACAACCCACTAATCATGCGGCGGGTTCTCCCGATCTCGCCGCAGCAGATCGAAAGGAACGCTCATGCCTAGTATTGTCACCGCCAGTCAATTGCGAACAGTGCTAGGCGTGAGCGTCTCTTTATACAGTGACAGTTATTTGGACGAAATAATCAACACCGCTGAAGCCGTGATTTTGCCAATGCTTGTCGCAAACACTTCAGCAATCCAGTCGTACAAACTTGAATCAAACGTCGCTTACTTTTACACAGAGCGCAACCACCATTTTGTGGCAGGTCAAACAGTCATTGTGACTGGTTTGCCAGCACCGTTCACCGCAACACACACAGTCGTTACCGCAACGCCTTATTCCTTTACCGCCGCATTGACTTCATCAAATGTCACATTGCGCGAGATCATTCCAATGGGCACGGCAACACTTCAGGGCTATTCCGCAGCTGATTTATACGCAACCAGTGCGCCAATTGAATCGGCAGTGCTGGCAGTTAGCGTGGAAGTTTTCCAGTCACGCGTTGCCGCAGGTGGACAGATCGAAGGCGTGGATTTTGCTTCAACGCCGTACCGCATGGGTCGAAGCCTGACCAACCGCGTGTCAACCTTGCTTATGCCATTTTTAGACGTTGAGACGGTCGTTCAATAAATGCCAGCCAACGCCGTTTCGGAAACCCGCGCAGCCTTAGCAAACGCCTTCAGCGGTCTAGCCGCAACCTGTTATGCGTCCGTACCTGAATCACCAATTCCACCAGCAATCGTCATTGTGCCTGATTCGCCGTACATGGAAGTTGTTTTGATCGGTAAGGCAAAAACTCAGGTCAAGATCAATTTTGCCATTTCTGCAATTGTTGCTTCCAATAGCAACGCAGGTTCACTAGACAACCTGGAAAAACTCATCATAGGAATTCTCGCGGCAATGCCCGCGGGATACGTTGTTGGCGTTATTGAAAAGCCAACGGTGTTGGAAGTAGGTCAAAGTCCAATGCTGGTTGCTGACATAAACGTTTCGACGTACTACACACAAACTAACTAAAAGGAGATAACGTGCCAACAACGATCATCACGGGTCGCGATTTAGTGTTGACGATCGCGACCGTTAACTACGACGCGCAGGCGACCAGCGCAACACTTGCGAATTCACCAACCGTCGAGACTTACCAAACACTTGACGGCAAGGCTTACAAGCACATTGACGACCAGTGGACATTTGACGTTTCAATGCTTGCTGACTGGGGCGCTTCAGGTTCATTGTGTGAAGCACTATGGACTGCATGCGAAACTGCACCAAACACAGTTTTGGCGGTTTCATTAACTGCCGTGACTGGTGCGGTCTTCACATTCAACGTCATGCCAGTATTTCCAGCAGTCGGCGGGGCAGCACCCGACGCACAGACAGTTGACCTATCATTCATTGTGGTGGGAACACCTACTGAAAACTTCAGCTAAAAACTAACAATCGGGAGACAAAATGAAGTTACAAATAACAATTGAATACAACGACGGGGCACAGGCGACCTATACGGCTGCGCCACCTGAGTGGGTTAAATGGGAAAAGCAAACGGGCAACACAATTGCCCAGGCGCAAGACAAAATCGGAATTTCCGATCTAGTATTTCTCGCTTATCACGCCATGAAGCGCGAAGCCGCTGGGAAGCCAGTCAAGCCAATCGAAGCATGGACGGAAACCATTTCCGAAGTGATCGTCGGTGAAGCAAACCCAAAAGCCACCCAGTCGGAAGCCTAAGTCGAATCGTTTGGGAGATAGCCCTGGCAACGGGGCTATCACCAAATGAGTTTGAAAGTGCCGAAGACATTTTGACGGTCATTGAGATTTTGGAAAGGCGGGCAAATGGCAAGTGACGCTATCACTTATGACAAAGCAGAATTGCGCGCAATTGTCCGATCTTTTAAGGCAATGGACGACGAAGCGATAAGCCAAGCCAAAGAAGCAAGCAGCGAATTAGCAACATGGGTTCGCAGCAAAATAGTTGACGCGGCAGGTCGTACAAACAACCGTTTGGATAACCGTGTTGCAGAAGGTTCAAAAGTTTCAAAGTCGTCAAAAATTGGCGAAATTTCATTTGGTTTTGCTGGACAGAAATTAAGCGGCGGCGGGACAACACAACAATTGTGGGGTGGCGCTGAATTCGGTTCAAACCGTTTAAAACAATTCCCAGTGTGGTCAGGTCGTGAAGGTCGCGGGTCACGCGGCTGGTTTATCTATCCAACCCTAAGAAGCGCACAACCTGAGATCATCAAAAAATGGGAAGAATCTTTTTCAAAAATAGTTAGGAAGTATGACTAATGGCTGGCAGTCGCACTCTTAAACTTTCGATTCTCGGTGACGTTGACGGACTAACTAAATCGTTAAAAACAGCAGGTGATGACGTCGATTCATTTGGCGACAAAATGGGCAAAGTCGGCAAAATGGTTGGTGCTGCATTTGTTGCAGCAGCTGCGGCGGCTGGTGCTTATGCAATAAAAATTGGTGTTGACGGCGTCCAGGCTGCATTGGAAGATGAAAAAGCCCAGCGCATTCTCGCCCTTACTTTAGAAAACACAACAGGTGCAACCAAAGCACAAATCGCAGCCGTTGAAGATTACATAACACAAACTGCGTTGGCAACTGGTGTCACTGACGACGAATTGCGCCCAGCCTTATCACGTTTGGTGAGATCGACAAAAGATACTGAAGAAGCACAGAAATTGCTTAGTTTGGCGTTGGACATTAGTTCGGCGACGGGTAAGCCGCTGGAAGCAATCGCCAATTCTTTAGGTAAAGCCTACGACGGGAACACGAACGCCCTGGGCAAACTGGGCTTGGGCATTGATCAATCAATCCTGAAAACAAAAGATTTCAATTTAGTCTATGAAAATTTGCGTTCTTCTTTTGGCGGGTTTGCAGATCAAGAAGCAAATACATTTCAAGGCAGAATAGACCGTTTAAATGTTGCGTTTGACGAAGCAAAAGAAACAATCGGTTTTGCATTATTGCCAGCGCTTGAAAAACTAATTACATTTGTCAACGATAATGCCCTTCCAGTTATCAAAGCGTTATCGGACGGTTTTAGTCTTAGCGAAGGCAGTGGGTTTGGAAAGATAATCAGCGACGTTGGCGCAACCATAAAAGATACGGTGCAACCAATTTTCATTGCTTTTCAAAATGGCATAATTAAATTGAAAAATGTTATTGTTGAAAATAAAGAAAGTTTTGAAGCATTTTGGGACGTGGTCAAATACATTGCACCGTTAATTGGGGCAACAATTGGCAAAGCAATTGACGTGGTTGGCAGCATTGCTTCCACGGTTTTGACACTTATTTCAAAAGTATTGGGTGCGATTAAGCCGCTATTGAACACTGCCATTGACGGAATCAACCTAATCATCAGGGGTTATAACGCCGTTCAGTTTGGCAAGGACATTCCATACATTCCAAAAATCGGCGCGTCAGTGGGCGCACCAGGCTTCAGCGGCACTATGCCAAGCGGTGAAAGTTTTAGCACGACTGGGGCGGTTGGCAACGTCGATCTATCAAAAGAAGATCAAGCAATTTTAGCAGCAGCCATTAAAAAAGGTGAAGCCGAAGCAAAAATAATTGTGGCAGGTCAAGCAAAGGGTTTAAGCGCAGCCGAATCTTTAGCAGCCGCCGCAGCTGCTAAAACATCAAACGTGGTGACTGGTTCATTTGGCGCGGGTTCATTCCGTGAAGCCGAAGCGGCAATGAGCAACACAACAATCAACCTGACAGTAACAGGTGCATTTGACAAAGAAGGCACCGCACGAACAATTATTGAAACTTTAAACGATTCTTACTACCGCGGCACAGGCGGGGCAACCGCGCTTCAGGCAATCTAAAATGACACAGTGGTCACCCATTTGGAAAGTCACAATCGACGGCACGGATTACGCCGACGCGGTATTGGCAAACCTAACAATTCGCAGCGGTCGCACAAACATTTATGAGCAAGCGCAAGCGGGTTACACCAACATTCAATTGATCGACATCAATCAAACCGCCTTGCCAGTTCAAATCAATTCAACCATTTCCGTTCAGGTCAAAGATACTTCAGGAACATTTGTGCCCATTTTTGGCGGTAGCGTCGTGGACATTGGGCTAGAAGTGCGTGACGTGGGCACGACCATGTTCACGCAGACTTATTCGATCACGGCATTGGGCGCACTGGCACGTTTGCCAAAAGCATTAACCGACGGCGTGCTTTCCAAAGAATTTGACGGCGATCAAATCTATGACATTCTTAGCGAAGTTTTGTTTAACACTTGGTCTCAGGTTGCACCGTCAGTGACGTGGGCGGGATACACCCCAGCGGGTACAACATGGGCAACGGCTGAAAATAATGGGTTAGGCGAAATCGACCGCCCAGGCAATTATGAATTGGCGGCGCGTTCCAGCGAACGAATTGACGTTTATTCGCTGGTTTCAGCATTGGCAACTTCGGGGCTTGGTTATTTATACGAATCTTCAACTGGCGCGATCGGGTATGCAGATAGCACCCACCGCACGCAATACCTTGCCGCAAATGGTTATGTTGACCTTGACGCAAATCATGCGCGCGCAGCTGGACTTCGTATTCAAACGCGTGCAGGCGACGTCCGAAACAACATAACAATCAAATACGACGCAACTTCCAGCAGTGAACAATCAGCCAGTGACGCAAATTCAATTGCCCAGTACGGCACACTTGCCCAAATCATTACGACAACGCTTCACAATTCAGCCGACGCAACCGCCCAGGCAAATTTCTATTTATCATTGCGGGCGCAGCCACAACCTATTTTTAGCGAGATTTCATTTGACCTTACAAACCCTGAAATTGACAATTCAGATCGTGACAATTTGTTGGGCATTTTTATGGGCGAAGCCATTGCCCTGAATAACCTGCCGTTAAACATGGCGTCAGGTACATTTCAAGGTTTCGTCGAGGGCTGGTCATTTCAAGCCGCTTACAACCGTTTGAGCGTTACCTTATTGCTATCGCCGCTGGCTTATTCATTGCAGGCAATGCGCTGGAACGACGTACCAATCACCGAAACGTGGGCGAGCGTGTCGCCAACATTAGAATGGCAATATGCAACAATTGTTGCGTAGAAAAGGAGAAAACCCATGAGCAACCCTACGAGTGCGTTTGGCTGGCAAATGCCGACGGCGAGTGACTTGGTCACAGACCTACCAGCAGATTTTGAAGTTTTTGGTCAAGCCGTTGACACTTCATTGGCTGATTTAAAAGGTGGCACAACAGGTCAAGTTTTGTCTAAGGCTTCAGCCACAGACATGGATTTCACATGGATTGAGCAAGATGATTCAACATTGGCATTTAATGCACAAACTGGTACAACTTATACCCTTGTTGCAGCTGACGCAGCCAACAAATTGGTCACAACTTCAAATGCTTCAGCAATAACAGTCACAGTTCCACCGTCCGTTTTCACAACGGGAAACACGATCAACGTTCAAAGCATAGGTGTCGGTTTGACGTCTTTTGCACAAGGTGCTGGTGTAACAATTACTTCAACAGGTGCAACCGCTTCAGCGCCTGTTTTGCGTGCGCGTTATTCCGCTTGTACAATTGTTTGTACGGGTTCAAATACTTTCACCATTTTGGGTGACATTGCATAATGACAATTTTAGGAATTGTTGCTAGCCAAAATTATTCTCGAATTGTCACGTTAGACGTTGATTATTTAGTCGTA